GTGGAGGAGGGATGGGCGGATAAGTTGGAAGAAGGAATGCGGTCATGCGAATTATATAAAACAATACCTGCAACGCATGAATTTATAGAACACTTCAATACTGGTGCAATCGGACCAGTAACAGATAACTGTGGCACAGCTCAAAAAGGGATGGTTAAGTCAGATAAGATTGAAGAAATCAACGATCTATCCGGTTTCTGTTACGTTTTCAGGAAGTCTGTCTGGAAAGAAGTAGGGAAATTCCCCGAAGATATGCCGTTTTACGGGCAAGAATCAATTTTTAACCGTAAGCTTCAAGATCGAGGCTACAAGCTCATGGTGGATCGCCGAGTCTTTGTTCATCACGATAAGGGATCGAGTTTCGAAAAAGCGATTGAGAACGGAGAGGCGTTAAGTGATGAGGCCAAGTGGGGCGCATTCCATTATTATAACTACTTGGATCGCTTGAGAATTCTACGGTCTTTGGTAAGGCCAGATTTTAAAATACTGATTATTGGCGGTGGCAGAAATAACCCTTTCCCACTTCATCGTGGATTAGAGCAAGCCTGCGACGAGTTCTTCGGTACCAATGCGCTTTTATTGAGAGATGAACACTTGTTTCCGGAGATACTTGATTTTTTCCGTCCAGATTTAGTTCTAAACACCGAAACGAAATACAAAGAAAACGTATACGAGTTCCTGAGAGAAGCTAAAAGGAAAGGAATTAAAACCGCTCTTTATTTTAATGACATGCGCTGTCCTGTGACCGAGGCTGTTGGTTGCGATCCAGCTATGCGGGTTGATCTCTCTCCCTACTACGAGGCTACTTTCCTTTGCAACGAGACGCACCGACCCTGCTGGGAGGAACTATGTAAAGTAAAAACTTACTACATGCCACAGGGGTCTATCCAACATCCGAAACCTATTAAGGGAGAACGCTATCGAGTCCTTCATATTGGGGCAGAGTCTTCCGGACAGTATCACGAGAATAGGCATTCCATTATCAAAACCCTTCGGCAGAACTACCGCATACCTATCACCACTAAAAATTCATCACTCAGAAATGAGCGAGCTAAGATTCAAAACGCTTCCTACGGCGACTACCACGCTTCGGATTATTCATTAGCAATCTCAATGGAAGTGGCGAAATACACCAGCGATCGTCTCTACACCATTTTAGGTGCCGGTGGCTGTGCGCTCTGTTACAAACCGATAGGACTGGGGGAAATGTTCAACAATCGAGAGCACCTACTCTTTTTCAGAACTATTCAGGAAGCTTTTAACGCCATCGAAAACACCACGGAAGGGGAACGGGAAAAAATTAAAATGATCGCTTTTCAGTTTGCTCAAAAGCACCATACCTACAAAATGCGACTCCTCAACATTCTCCAGAACCTTTATTCAGAGGACAAAACATTTCATGGTAATTTAAATAATCTTTATCACATAGGGAAATAATGGAAACCAGACTGTGGGCGTGGAAAATACGCATCAATTCACTCTATTGGATCCTGACATTCAATTGGAGAAGAGTTTTAAACAGATGCTCTCGCTGCAACAATCAAGTGTTCGGCTTTTGTTACTTACTTGATGGAGGAAGGTTGATGTGTCGCTTTTGTTATCGAGAACCAATTCAATCAATTAAAGAAGAAGGAAAAATATGAAAGTACTCGCAAAAAATAGCGCATACACAGTGGAAGACGATGGACTTTTTATCAGAGTGTTCACAAATGATAAAAACAGGGTTCAGGTTTTAGGGATGGACTACTCTGGATTCACCAATTTCCTGACACTGCTGGCTAAGGCTGTTGATAAAACAAAAAAATAGTATGAAATACGATCTCGGGGCAGGACAAAACAAAGAACCTGGATTTACCACAGTGGATATTTCTCCTGAATGCGGAGCTGATATCGTGGCAGATATTCGTGATCCCTGGACGTGGGCAACTGAGAAAGTGGAAGGACTGAGAGCGGATAACACCCTCGAACACCTGACGTGGGAGGAAATGAAGGCCGTGATGAACGAAGCGTGGGAGCGGATGACTCCTGGCGGCGTGTTCTGGATTCGCTTGCCGTTAGCTGTAAGTTTTGATGACACACTCGAAGAATTAAAAGATCATCTCATGGCTGCCTTAACTGACCCTTCGCACAAAACATTTTACACCACTCAGACGTTTGACTACTTTGACATGGACAATCAAAGAGGAAAAGTATACGGACGAGATTACGGATTGCATCTCTGGAAGCGGATCCGAAACGAGGAGTGGAACAAGCGTTTTATAATCGTTGAACTGCAAAGGCCATGACTCCATTAATTACGGACGATGATGTATTCGCTACCGAAAGCCCGACTGACGGGAAACTCTTTTATAACTTCGACCGCTACAGGGAAGTCCATGACATTCTCGCTACGGCTGGACTGAAACACACTCTCGCTATTTGTGCCGCCGAAATCCCAAACCATCCCGAATTGGTGAAGTATATCAACACTTGGAAAGACGAATTTACCTTTGGCTTACACGGATGGAATCACGAGAGATACTCGACGTGGCCGACCGAAGCCATTATCCGAAGTCTTGGACGAGCCAAAGAGAGAATTGAAACTGTGTTTGATACGAAAGTTGAATGGTACTTCCCTACCTGGAATAAGAGAAGCCCTGAACTGTACGCCGCCTGTGAGTTTCTGGATTTAAGGCTTGACGATGTCTGGATGAATTTGGATGAGGCTCTGGCTGGAAAAGAAAAGGAAACGATACGCTTTCATTCCTGGAACGATCACGAAGTTATGTTATTGAGAAATTATGTATACGGCAAATATCGCAAAATATAGACCAGAACGCACAGATATCAAGTGCTACACGGAGGATAAGTTAGGAAATCCTCATTACTCTTCTCGTCTCTATAAGGTTCTGTCTCATGTGTACGATCCGGTGGAGTGGAGCGTCTATGTGGATGCGGATATTTTTTTACCGGAAGGACTGGCCGAAAGACTGATTGAAGAAGTCAAGGAAAGCGGGAAGCTTGTTGGAGCATTCAAGCATCCTTGGCGAGATTGTATTTTCACTGAAGCCGAGGAGATTCTTCGATTAAAAAAAGACACCGAAGGGGCGGTACGAGAACATATTGAAAAATACAAAGATTTTCCTCGATATGCTGGTCTCGCCGCCTGTGGAGTACTAGTGAGAAAAAAAACAGATGCGGTGAGAAGGGCTAACCGCTACTGGTGGGAAATGGTTTGTTCTGGTAGTAAGCGAGATCAGTTGTCTTTTCCGATTGCTTTCTTTGGGGGCATACACTATTTCGAGGGTAATATTTACGACTATAAGCGAAAAGTATGATATATTTTCTCCCTTTAGGAAATAACGATGTGGCTAGCTCTCGACTGAGAGTCTATTTGGTGGCGTCGTATTTAAACGCCCAGGTAGGAGTACCGGAACACTACGAACAAGGCGATGTTCTTATCATTCAGAAAGTCCACGATCCAGCCGAACTCCACAAAGCAAGAATCCAGGGGGCGAAAATCATTTTTGATATTGACGACTACTACTGGTATCGGAGTGCCTACGAACACATGATCGAAATGGCTGATGTGGTCACAACGGATACAGAAACAAAAAAAGCAGAGTTAGTCCATATCAATAAAAACGTCGTAGTCATTCCTGATGCCCTCGACTGGGACGGAACAGTCGCCGGGAGAGTAGCGGAAGGAGTGGTGGGTTGGACAGGCCACGGGAATAATGCCTCGTATCTGAACGATATCGGGAAAGACGTATCCCGGCAGTACCAGTGGCGACTCATTACGAGTGAGGATGTAGGAAAACACGTTGATTTTCCTTTCACCTTTGAAAAGTGGTCTTTAGAAACAGTAGATAAAGATTTGGCTCAGTGCGAAATGACTGCTTATTACATGCCAGACGAACTGGTAGGGAATTTGAAAGGAATGCACAAAGTCCTGAAGAGCTGGGCGATTGGGATTCCTTGTTATACCTCACGAGTGCCGGACTATGTGAAAGCTATGGCAGAGGCGGGAGTGGGTGAGAAGTATTTAGTTGATGACTGGTCACAACTCACCAATATCGGATTTGATGAGAGGTGTCGGGAGTACGCAATGACCTATCAAGCACAAGAGATTGCTAAACAATGGAAACAAATAATTGAAAACCTATGATACCAGTCCTTACCCCGTATTTTCCAAAGGAGATGCGAAAAAAGATTTTAAAAGAACTCGACTCAATTATGGAATCGGGCTGGGTTGGCATGGGGCCGAAGGTTCAGGAACTAGAAGAAAAATGGGCGAAGTACACTGGTGCGAAGTATGCAGTAGCCGTCAATTCTTGTACTTCGGCTTTGGATATAGCAGTGCGGATCGTGGGATTTAGTAAATATACTCCGGTCAAAGTCAGTGCCTTCACGTTTATCTCTTCCGCTCTAGCCCCCTTGAACGCCGGATACGAAGTACAGTTTGTGGACATTAATGAAGAGACTCTGACCACGCATGAATCGGATATTCAAGTCATGTACGCCGGAAACATCTCGGGAAAAGGGAAGATTTATGACATGGCACATTGTGGGGGATACAAACACTTAGGACTTGTTTCATGCTGGAGTTTCCATGCAGTGAAAAATTTGCCGACAGGGGATGGCGGGATGCTGACAACCAATGATAAGAAACTCTATCTTCGAGCTAAGGCCCTTTCTTGGTGTGGAATTGATAAGAGTACCTACGCTCGAAATAAAGGGAAGTACTCCTGGGACTATAACATCAACGAACCGGGGTTGAAGGCTCACATGAATGATATGACGGCCGTGGTGGCCCTGGAACAGTTAAAAGAACTCGACAAAGGGAACCTTCATCGGAAAATGCTGGCTCACGCCTACGAGCAGTATTTACCAAAATCTATCAAACGGCCTTATAAGTCCTCGACCTGGCATCTCTATACCATCCAAGTTCCAAGAAGAAACCAGCTCTATGACTACTTGGCAGAAAACGGGATCTCCTGTGGCCTGCATTATAAACCGCTGCATTTTTATAAATTCTTCAAGAACAATACGCCCTTACCAGTAACAGAAAAAGTCTTTAAACACATCATTTCCCTTCCCATTCATAGAAAGTTACAGGTAAAAGACGTTAAACGAATATGCCAACTCATATCAGCTTTCTATTCAAAGAAGTCATAACCTGCGGAGCCGTCCTTTCAACTTTTGAACTCACTCAAGCCTTAAAACGACTAGGCATCGAAGCGCATATCATTTCGGAACACAATAATCAAGAACTGGAAAACTACTTTAGCACTCATGTTGAACGAGTGCCAAAAGGGATTACGATAGCCGTCAGTCCCAAGTGTGAAGCCGAGTGGGCGTATGTCAGAACCAAAGACGAACGCTGGAAGACACACCGAAGTAAAAAGATAGCGGTGAGTCATTGGATAGCGGATTGGATAGGAACAGACATTGTTATAGGGAACGGAACGCATGAAAGGTTCTGCGATATGGGACTAGAGAGGGATATTGACGTTTTAATCTGTGGAAATTATGAAAGTAACAAAAACATCGACGAAACCATTCAAAAAGCCAATATGCTCGGTAGAAGAGTTGTGTGGTTCGGAAGAAGCACTCGAAGTATTGGGGAAGTTGAGACTATCAATGCGCCAAGCATTGAAGAAATACCATATCTTTATAACAGAGCGAGGAGCTTTCTTTCTTGCTCGAAGGAAGAGGGATGGGGCAGGCCGGTCGCTGAAGCAATGGCTTGTGGAGTGCCAGAAGTTATAAACCTTAACGGAGGCAACAGAGAAATAGAAGTCGTTTCGTGGGAATCAATCGCTAAAAAGTTAATAACAACACTATGTTTAAGCCAGTAGGAGACAACATTTTACTCGAATCAGTCGTCGAACAGGAAGAATCCGGTCTTCTATTACCAGAGAACCTTCAAAAGAAACATCTACTCGTAGCGGAAGTCGCAGAGGGATCGCAGTATAAAAAGGGTGATGAGGTAGTATTGGAAAAAGACCCTAACATAGCAGGCCTCAAAGACGGGAAGAAGAACTACATCATCACCAAAGAATCTCAAATCATTTGTCTCGTCGTCTCTAAAAAGAAAAAGTAATATGGAAGAAGTTCCAGAATCTTTCAAAGAAGCTTTAAGAAAGAGCTTTGAACTCGCCTGTAGCCGGGGCGGGTGGATTTATTTCGGGGGAAAAATCATCATCTCGACTGAAAAGCCCAAACCCGGCCAAAGACAAGTCATTAAGGGAACAACCATCTTAGAGAAGAAAATTGAAATATAAGGGCGCATTCTACCGCTAACCTTGACAAAACACAATAGATAGTGTAGGATTGAGACAATTGAATACCAGTCCATACTTTCAGAGGGACTCACATATCGTGGGTCTCTTTTCGTTTTGGCTCTTATGTTTTTGACAGCGATTAGGTCTCACCTATCGACGGCAGCAGGGATAGTCTACGCCCTATGACCTAGGAAACGCGACACCCGATCGCCGTTAAGAACAGAAAAATGTCTGAAGTTATTACTTGGATTGATGCCGCCATTGAAAGAGAGTCACTCCCCAAGCCAGCGAGACAAGAATCGGTGGCTGAATTTGCTCGGAGATGGAAGATTGACGAAAGCACTTACTACTACCAGATGAGGAAACCGGAAAATGAGAAGTTAGTTTTGGAATTGTCGCTCAGTCAAGCCAAAAAAGGCACATCGAGTGTGTTAGACAAATTAAGAGAAAAAGCTGAGGAAGGAAGTGAGAAAAGTATTGAGATGTATCTGAAGTTTATCCTCGCATTAAAGGAGAGATCAGACGTGACTTCTAACGATAAAGGAATCCCGATCTATGGCGGAGCTAGCGTTTCAGAATACAACAGCGACAAAGAAGATATTCAACCTGAAGAAACGAATCCGGGCAGTTAGCGGAGGAACTAGCGCATCAAAGACGATTTCAATTCTTGTTTGGCTCATAGATTACGGACAGTCAACAAAAGGAGAGGTAATGACAGTCGTTGCCGAGTCTCATCCTCATCTCAAGTTAGGAACGATTAGAGACTTCAAGAGCATCATGTTGGTTCAGGGCTATTGGGATGATAACGCTTGGAACGAATCAAATCATACTTACACATTTCCCAATAAGACCATTCTAGAGTTCATCAGTTTCGATAAGTTTGGAAAAGCACACGGACCAAGAAGAGACGTTCTTTTCCTCAATGAAGCAAACAACCTCGACTACAACATAGTTGACCAGCTCATTACAAGAACAAGAAAGATAGTGTGGATGGACTGGAACCCCTCTGAGGAGTTTTGGTTCTATACCGAAATGTTGAATAGGCGCGAGGATATTGATTTCATCACCCTGACTTATCTGGACAACGAAGCCCTCGATCCAATTTCAGTATCAGAAATAGAAGCACATAAGAATAATCCAAGATGGTGGCAAGTCTACGGCCTCGGCCAACTTGGAGAAGTAGAGGGGAGAATCTATACCGGTTGGAACATCATTCAGGACATTCCCCATGAGGCAAGACTATCACGAAGAGGACTGGACTTTGGTTACAGTATCGATCCAACGGTGATAGAAGACATTTATGAGTATAACGGCGGTTTCATCATCGACGAACACACCTATCAAAAAGGGCTTTCTAATAAATCAATCGCAGACAAGTTAAATGCTACCGATGGGAATATCCTCGTTGTTGCCGATAGCTCAGAACCGAAAAGTATAGATGAAATCAAGAGTTACGGAGTGAACATTATCGGAGCGATTAAGGGGCAAGGATCAGTGTTACAGGGGATTCAGTATGTACAAGATCAACCGATTTCTATAACAGCCAGGAGTTTGAAAACCATCAAGGGATATCGGAACTACATGAATAAGAAACTTCCGAACGGGGAATTTATAAACGAGCCAGACGATTCAGTACACGAGTGGAGTAACCCGATGGACGCAATACGGTACGGCTTTAGCTCATACAAACCAGTCAATACACGAACCAATTATAAAACAGGTTACTAACTATGGCTTCACGAGACACCATCGAACGTCTAGCAATCAGTGTCCTAGAAAAACACTCAGCCTATTCCAAGCCGCTCAAGGAAGAGTGGACGAATTTATATAACCGCTATGAGAACCAACTTCGGAAAGGTTCGATTACAGCCGAAACCCAGGCGCAAGTGCGGCTGGGGCAGGCGTTTGCGTTGACTGAGAACTTTACCTCGAAGATTAACGCCCAACGGGGACGCTTCCGTTACTTAGCGAGAGAACGGGGTGACTCAAAGCCCGCTGAAGTATACAACGAGTTTTCTGATTATCAGCATGATATTGCCAATTCCGAAGACGCTTACGAAGAGATTGCCAAGTGGGGTGGGATTTGTGGTCTTTCAGGTTTTCTCATGGGCTGGAAAGTAGAAGAGCTAGTTCGCAAGAAACGAGGTAAGGAAATCTTAGGCAAGAAGATTACGAATCCTATCTTAGTCGAAATGGCCGAGACGTTAAAGATTGGTAAAGACGTGAAGGTGGACGAAACCGAGACTATTTCCAACTGGACGATTACCGATCTCCGACCACATGACCTCATCTGGGACGTGGAAGCGAGAAAACCAGAAGACAGTAAAGTCAAAGGCTACCGAGCCAGAAAAACCATCAAGGAATTAAAGATGGAAGGTTTCGATGTGCGCCGGTTAGTCGGTGCGATTAAGGACCAGCCCGATTACTGGAGAGAGCAGATGACGAAGTCCCCCGTTGGAACGACTCAGGGAGCGATTCTAGATGATATAAACGTCGAGGTAGCCGAACTCTACATCGAGTACTTAAACGACCAGGGCGTGACCGAGAACTATGTGATGACCTTGGCCGGTGTGACTGAAGTTGAAGGTATGTCACCTGTCTCGATCCGCTTTGAACCTAATCCTTTCGACAACCAGTTTTGTCCGGTGTTTTTCTTTCGTCCCGTTCGTCGTCCAGGAAAAGTGGAAGGTTACGGAGTGATTGAACAGTCGGCCAGTATCTTAGACGCCGAAGAGGATGATTTTAACATCTCTCTGGAAGCTCACTGGGTAGACGTGGCCCGTCCAATGGAATATGTGGCTGACAACATCTTAAACGAAGCGGGACTTCGGTACGGGGCAAGAGTCTTGATCCCGGTAAAAGAGTTAGGCAAGTCGGTGGCCGTCATGGACACGCCAAAACCTGACCTCGGAGCCTCTTCCTTTATCCTTGGGTTCCTGGAAAAAGCCAAACAGAACGTTTCCTCGATTACTGATTACCAGACGGGGGCGAATCAAGTGCAGAAGGAGCAAACCGCTTATGAAGTTTCATCTAAAACCTTCCTTTCCGAGCAAAGAATCAACAAAATGCTCCGCTCTTATGAGCGAGAAGTGCTGGAAGCCTCTGGAAGAGCGGCGTTGTGGTTAAACAAGCAGTACCTAGCCAACGCCCAGAAGATTGTCTACCGAATCTTAGGAAAAAAAGGTGCGATCCTCGAAAACCAAATCAAATTTAAGGACATTGAAGCCATTAAAGACTTGGTGGTTGTCTCAGGTTCTTCTGCTTACACCATGCAACAGGAGATGAGGAATAAATGGGGGTCACTTCTGACTCTCGCTGCTCAAGAGGCCGCTTTACCTCCCGGTGTGGGAGTACCGATCTCTCGGGATTATCTCTGGGAGCGTATGGCTGAGGAGGGTTATGGGATTAAAGACTCGGAAAACCTCATTCCTTCACTTAAAGAACGGGAAGAAGCGACTGTCCAACAGAAACTGGCTAATCTTGACGATGCCAAACAAGAAAACCTCGACCCGGCGACAGCCAGAGTCCTGCCGAACGACATCCATGCGGTCCATATCGCCCTCCATAAGGCAGCCCTTCAGGGACAAGGACATCCCGATGCTCAAGGGAACGTTATTCCATACACCCCGGAACAGATGGTCTTACTCACTTCTCACCTGAATGCTCATGTCGCTTCAATGGGTGGGGCGATGAGTCCGATCAACGTGGCCATGGATAACGCTATGGGGCAGAAGGTGCAAAGTCAGATGAATCCTCAACCCACTAACCAACAATAATATGCCAGGAAAAAGAATGATGATGTACCCATCGAAGACTCCTAATTTGAAAGCCAAAGCCTCGGAAGTAAAAAAAGGAGCGCAGATGATGATGAAAAAAGGCAAGGACATGATAGCTAAAGCGGAAGCCATGATGAAAAAAGCTCAAAAAATGATGAAGTGATATGAACAAATACACCCAGTATCTCGATAGCAATGAAGGCGAATCCAAACTCCTAGAGGAAATGTTCGACCAAGTTGAACAGAGAGACTTTGAAAAAGCCTACGGAACCGCCATGAGAATCAAGGCGATTAAAGACATTAAGTTTTCCCTGAAGCAAATCGATGAGCGTAACAAATGAGTATATTAAGAAATTCTTTGAGAAAAAAGAGCAGAAAAGCCCTTTTCTCTTAAAGACGAGATACGGAAAGGGACTCGAGGAAAAGTTCGTTATCAATGAGAAGAAGGCAAGCGAGTGGCTTGCTCAGAGAAAAAGACAAGCGTCTTAGGTTCTGAGTAAGTCATAAATTTGGAATCCAAACCAAGTAAAAAAATGAGGAGTACTTATGACGGAAGTCAATACGGGCGTAGTGGAACCAGTAGCTCCTACTGTGGAAGCCCAACCAGTAAGTGAGTCGAGTACCTCAGTCAGTGACGATGGTGCGAAGGTGGATCGTAAGGTCTACGAAAAGGTGCGTGAAGACATGCTCAAGTACAAGGACGAGAAGAAAGCTAAAGACGCTGAATTAGCTGAAATCAAAGCCAGACTTGCCGCTGTCGAAGCCGCCAAGGTATCGGATGACGATGGCACAGTGAGTACCGAAGACGTGAGGACAAAAGCCAATGTGGAAGTTCTGATGCTCGTAAACACCGACCCATTCGTCAAAGAGAACCTCGCTCTCATAACCGAGAAAATGAGCGATGACAACCTGACTGCCAAAGAAGCAGTGAAGGCGATCAAAGCGGAATTCTTCGATCGAATGCAGAAAGAAGTTTCTCAGACCGAGCCTGAAGTGCCCCCTAAACAAGTAACCCCTAAAGGGACAAGCACTACGAACGTCATCAAAGAAGCCTTAGAAGGCCGATTAGAGAACGCAGACCCAAGACAGCTCGAAGCGTATAAAGCGACTCTCGCTCGCTTGGGATAAGTAGTGTGACTCTCTCACAAAGACATGGCTTCAGTAACTGGGATGAATACCCCAACTACGAACGCTAACGAGATACCAGAAATCTGGTCAGACCTCGTTATCAAGTTCCGTAACAAAAACCTCGTCATGCGTCAGTTGGTGACTGACCGATCAAGCGACCTCGCAAACGGTGGTGACATAGCTCACTTCCCAGTGACCGCTTCGATGACAGCGATTGCCTACACAGACGGCAAGCGTTTGACCGACAACGTTTCAGCTAACACGACTGGTGTTGTCGATCTCACTGTTGATCAATTCTACTTCACACCAGTCATGGTGCAGTGGACGACCAACGCTCTCTCTATGTACAACATCAAGGCTGACCGCATGGCGGCTGCTGGTGAATCGATTGCTCGAAAAATCGACTCCACTATCGGTGCTTTGCAGTCTGACCTGACAGCGACTGACATCAACACTCCTGCTGGGACTGACCAAACAGGTGATCTCGTTGTTGCTCACATCATCAGCGCCTTCACGACTCTGAACGCTGTCGATGTTCCATCAACTGACCGTGCTTGGGTATTCCATCCAAGTGCTTACGGTGAACTGCTCGGAATGTCTGGTTCTTACTTCATCTCTTCGGACTTCCGCTCTGGAATCCCTCTGGAGACAGGCAGAATCGGTACCATCCTTGGTTCCCCAGTGTATCAGTCAACGAACGTAGCCACGCTTTCTTCAGGTTCTCCTGCCGAAACGGCCTACGCCAACATGTACTTCCATAAGGATGCCTTTGGTATCGCAATGGTAGAGACCCCAACGATCTCCATGTCTTTCGATGAAGACACGATGAGTGATTTGGGTTCGGTTCGTGCCGCTTGGGGTGTCAAAACCCTTCGTGCCGACCACGGTGTTGTGATTAGAACTGTGAATGACTAGGTAGTCGTTGCAAACATACAATTTCATACGTTTTTCAGGGAGCTAATTGGCTTAGCTCTCTCCTAAAGCCTATGAATGAACCCATAAAAATCTATCGCTGTCCCAAAGACTGTTCCGTCGGAGACACGCCCGACCGGTGTGTCCGGTGCGGTTCATGGAAACTCTACGCCGGGAAAAAGACGATGGAAGAAGTGGAAAAAGAGAATGAACAAATAACCCGCAGTGCTTACTAATATGCTACTCGCCAACTATACCAATCTGGTCCAGAACGAAGTCGAAGACTCCTCAGTGCGTGGGAAAAATGTCATCGACCAAGCCGGGAAAGACACCTATCAGGAAATTCTGATTCATGCTGCCCGGTATCTGATCGCTCCGACTGAAGAGGACATCACGGCTACGCCTTCCCAAAGATATGTCGATCCGGTGAATGTTTACTCTGAAATACGGAAAGTTCTATGGAAAAACGCTTCGGATGACAATTTCCGTGTCTTAGACGAGACGACTGAGGACGAATACTATGAACGCTTTGTGAATGCCGATGCCTCGACTCCTTCTCGCTACTACATCAAAGCTAACCGCATTTATTTCGACATGGCTCCGGATAACGCCGGGACATGCCGGGTCTCGGGCGTAGAGGTGCAAGACGAACTCTCAGGAGCCGTTGTTTCCGTTATTCCTGACCGCTTTACCCGGGTCATGCTCCTCGGCATGATTGCTCGATTTAAGGCCTATGAAGGCCTGCCTGACGCTTTGGAGTATGAACGGCTCTTCCGGGGACCACACGGCTCACAGGGAGTTGTTAAAGGCGCTTTAGGAGATATGTTAATGGACCTCGCAGGCAAGAAGCCGATTAAAAAACCCACCTTATTCGGACGCTGATGTTCTCCGCTCAATACAAAACACGAAATATCCCGAGTCTCCGTTACGGACTCAACACAGCTCAGACGGCTGAAGAGTTAAACGATGCTGAAATGGCTGATTGCGAAAATTTTACTGTCGAAGAGGACACAGTGGCTATGGCTCCGGGGTTTTCTCTCTGGGATGACAACATGACCGGCAGTCCGGCGGCGAATCAAAACTACGGACCGTATTGGGGAGGGATTGCCTTTGTCAAAGCTGACGGGGCATTAGTGGAGATCCGGCAACGTCAAGATAAGCTTGAATACGCCGCTGATGGAGGGGTGACGTGGGTTGTCTGCACTGTTCCTATAACCGGCTCCCCGGCCGCTCCGATTTCTCTCGCCCAGATTCCCTGTACCTTCGCTATTTTAAACAACATTGTCACCTGGACGAACGGGACGGATTCAGTCATGCAGTCTTCTGATGGAGTGACCTGGACGATCCCCACTTACGGTTCTCCAGCCCAAGAACTGCCCAAGTCTCGAGTGGTCTTTAATAATGGCTATAATCGCCTGTTATTTCTTGATCAACCTGCGTCTCCTTACTTGCTCCAGTGGACCCCGATCAACGACCCGACTTCGATTGATACGAACGCTTTCCAATTGATTGACCCCAACGCTCATGGAAATCTGAAGGGCGCAGGACTGACACCAGAAGGATCACTTTTACTCTTCAAACAGGCAGGACTCTATTCAGTCTCTCAATTCGTGGATGACGGAATCGTCGATGTGAATTTTGTTGGGAATATTCTGTTTACCTGTCACCAAACGGTCGCTACGACTGAAAATTCAGTCATGTGGTTTACGGGGGACGGTCGAGTGCAGGAGTTTATCGGTGGGGCTATACGACAGGTCTTTGGCCGTATAGATCCAGTGGGCAGAAACGAATCTTACCGATCCGATCTCGCCTGTGCCGCTTACTACAACTATGAGTATCGGGTCTCTATACCGGATGTGACTATCAGCACCGAGTATAACTCGCAGGAGTATGTCATTCACAAAAATATCTCCCGGCCTGATCCGATTCAGCCGTATGCGGTGACCAGAAACCGACGGTATTATGGCTGTTACTGGATTGAAAACTTCGTCTTTGATTACGGATTTGATACGACACTCTTTGTCGGTGACTCCCGGAGTACCGGCACCAATTTCGGGTGGCTCAACAGTTATAAAGTCGTGACGTCACAGGATTATCTCATTACTCCGGGTTTGGGTGGAGAGACACAGACTGGCTATTTTATCTCCAAATTCTTTACAGAAAACGTCCCGTACCACGTCAAAGGATACAAAAAGCTTTTTTCCCAGCTTCAGGCTCTGCAAAATGTCACTTTCACGGTTTCTTACCGAAACAATCCCTACGGAGAGTGGACCGATGTCATTGAAAACGTCGAGACCGGAGAACTCGAAATAGCTTATGAGGATGGCAGTTCTGGACAGTTTTCTGAAGGGTACGGCTTTGCGGCGAATGCCCAAGGCGAGGTCATCACCGACCTGGAGAGTTCGGAGAATCCCCGAGGCATCCAATTCAAGATAACCGTGACCACTTTGGAGGATGTGAAATTTTATGGCTTCGCTCTGAAATTCTTAATCAAACCTAAATTTAAATAATATGGCACTGGCGCTTTCCTTTACGGAGCAAACATACAGTAGTACGAACAAACCTTCAGTCGATACATTGAAGGCCGACCTTTCACAGATCGAGACCACGTTCAACACATTTGAATCCACCGCTGTCACGGATGATAGTACCTCAACCCTCACGAACAAGACTTTAACTAGTCCAGTGATTAATACGGGTGTATCTGGTACCGCCATTCTCGATGAAGATAATATGGCTTCTGATTCAGCCACGAAGTTAGCTACTCAGCAAAGTATTAAGGCCTATGCTGATACAAAACTCCCTCTTTCAGGCGGAACTATGACTGGCCCAATTACACTAGGGGAAAACACTGCACTCGCTCTCGATCCTGCTGGCTCAGCTGACGGAAAGTACTCCGGCATTACTGTTGCTGGAATGGGCGGTGCAACTATCGCTTTCGGAGATTTAGTGACACTTGATAAAGATGACTCTCGTTGGGAGCTCGCAGATATCTCAGTAGCTGCTGCCGCCACAGGTGATGCAAGAGGAGTCTTGGGGATTGCTGTAACTTCATCGACTGACGGAGGAGCCCTGACTGTCCTACTTCACGGAATAGTCAGAGCCGATGCTAATTTCCCTACACTCACCATAGGTGCTCCGGTTTATGCCTCGACAACAGGAGATATTGTTGTGACACAACCAACGACGCCCGATTATGTCCTACGAGTCATTGGTTTTGGCCTGACAGCCGATGAGCTCTATTTTTCACCGGATAACACTTACACCACTCACGTTTAAAGTATGGCCACTGTAGAAACCTTTACTTCTGTTGGTTCCGCTTCCTGGACAGCTCCGGCCGGTGTTCATGCTGCCTTAGTCGAATGCTGGGGTGGTGGTGGAAACGGACAGGATGGCGGCGGTTCTCCTTCGGGCGGGGCTAACACTTCTGGCGGTGGTGGTGGTGGCTATTCTGCCTCTGTACTCGCTGTGTCTCCTGGTACTGCGTATAGCTATGTCGTTGGTGGAGCAGCGGCCGATTCCAATTTTAATTCAAATACGGTTCTAGCTAAGGGTGGGCTGTCTGGAGCTGGGAATATAGCAAAGCTAGGAGGACAGGCATCTGCTGGCATCGGTGATGTGAAGTTTTCCGGTGGCACGAGCGGTACCTGTACAGGAGGATCACAAGAAGGCGGAGCCGGTGGTGGTGCTGCTGGTCCTGATGGTGATGGAATAACGGGTGGAAATTCAAACGCTAATGGCGGCGCTGGAGATAACGGGTCCGGTGGAGCCGGTGGGACTTCTCCTGGTGGGGCTGGTGTTTCTAATGTAAAAGGCGGTGGTGGCGGGTCAGGTGGAGCAAACAATTCCGGTGGAGGAAATGGCGGCGCTCCCGGCGGCGGAGCCGGTGGTGGTGAGGACTTCGGAGGAACCGGGGCTCGTGGTCAGGTCCGTGTTACCTATACTGTTGGACCGAAAACAATCAACGGGTTGTCTTCCTATAAATCAGTCAACGGATTGAGTACCACTAATCTAAAAACCGTAAACGGACTCTAGTATGGCAGTGACAGAATTTTCCAACATGAAAGGGAATCAGGTACGGAACGTAGGGAAACCTATCCAACCGAACGATGCTTTAACCTGGTCCATCCCCGGATATTCTGAAGCCGAAAGAGATGCGCTGATTGTCACTCCGACATCTTACATTCTTATTTTAAATACAGATACGCAATATCTTAATTATTGGGACGGAGCCTCTTGGAGGTCAGTCAATGCAGACTAAAACTATGGAAATCTCACCAGACGCACAAGCTGTCCTAACACAAGCGGGGCAGGGAGCGCAAGATTACGTCCTCGGCAAAGGAGGATTCGGCAATAAACTCACTTCAGGAGAAGCGACGAGCCTTCTGACTGGTTTTAAGGCTAAGCCTTCTGTCGGCCAACAGGTACAAAACGGGATTGCTACCTTAGGTTCCCAGAACTATCAGTTCGACCCCAATCAGTATCTGCCCGGTATCCAAGCCACGGCTGACAGTGTCTACTCACCTCAACAAGCCCAGCTCGAAGCGATAAGACAACTCCAGCAGGCTTCCTATACCGACCAGAAAGTCCAGAGCGAGAAAGACTTCGCTAAGAGAATGCAACAGGAAGTGGAATCTATCAACCGTCGGGGAGGGTTTTTCTCAGGTGGAGCGGTGCAGAACGAACAGGATTTACGCAGTCAATTCCAATCCCAGGAGTTTCAAGGACAGCTTCAATTCGCTGCGGCCCAGTATGGGAACTACGCTCAACAGGCCTCTCTTCAAGCAGAGAAAAATCAATTTATACAAGACCGGTTAGTGAATGCGGATAATTCGGCCTATTCCCGGTGGACAGATCAGAGAAATTTTTCATTACAAGCACTGACCACTCAGTATCAGGTCTATTCTCAAGAGCGTGACTTCACCCGAAGCGTGTTTGAATCAGATCGTTCCTACAACATGGATGTGAAGAAAATGGACATGGCTGAGAAACAGTTCAAACTCCAATACAAGATTGATGACGCTCAATTTAAAATGGCGAAAGAGCAGTTTAATCTGGACATGAAAATCAAAGGCTTGAGTTACGAGAGCGCTCTTTCTAAATTCAAAAAGGACACAGCCGTCGATAACAGCGGAGTCCTCGGCGTGGATGAAAACGGCAAAGACATTGAACAGAGTATCTGGGACTCATTTAAAAAGACCGGTATGACTTCTGCCGGAGGCAATACGGGTAACGCTCCATTCATCGGATCAATTGGTAACGTACAATTTGGCTTCTAACTTATGGCAACAACAACGACCACAAACGCATACGCCCCGAACGCAGAACGGGCAAAATTCCGTTCACGAGTAGACGAACTTATGAGGAAACGCCAAGATCCGGCGTATGTTAAATATGCCCTCGAGCAAGTCGGGTATGATTCTTCGGTTGTCGATGAGGAACTGAGCCGTATACAGAGTATTCAAACCGGGCAACCTCTTCCACCGCAAGCTCAAAATCATACAAATCCTGGTGGGGCACAAATAGGAACCGCCGAATCAGCCAACCTTGGAGATGCCGGAGCGGCCAATTCCATGCTTGATCTCCTTGATAAGAGCGTTCAGGATAATAAAGATCTCATGGGACCTATTGAAGGGAGAGCAAGAAGTCTCAATCCATATGATACCCAAGCCCAGACGATACAAGGGCAAATCAATGCCACTAAACAAATTGTCGGTAAATACCTAGAAGGTGGAGTGCTTCGTGCCGAGGATGAAGTGAAGTATGCAAAGATACTTCCCACTCTCAACGATACTCCAGAAACCGCAAAAAATAAGCTCGATACTGTTCGTAAACTCATCGAACAAAAGAAAAAATCACAACTGGAATCTTTTGGACAAGCGGGGTATGACACAAGCCAATTCCAGGAAACACCGCAACAAACAACACAGCCTAGTTCAGGCCAACTAGTCACCCTGAACACGCCTGAGGAGGCAGCCAAATGGTTACAGTCAAACCCTACTGATCCACGGGCTGACCAAGTAAAAAAGAAACTGGAGAGTGTCGGTTTTGATATGAATAAATTGGCTCAAACAAGCCAAAATACAAACACTCAGCAGGGTGGCTTTTTAGGTGATGTTTCAAAAAGTTTTACTGATCGCACGAATAATATAGCCGATACTCTCAACTCTGGGGATTCGACGGGATCAAAAATTCTACAGACTACTGGTCAAGAACTTGGATTTTTTAGTGATTCTGTCGGTAGTGCTGTTGTGAATACATTGAAAGCCGTTACGCCAGACTTTATCGAGAAGCCAGCGAAAGAAAAAATCACTGAGCTGGTTAGTGCCGGATTAAATACTGATGTTGCAAAGAAAACAATTACTGCGTGGGAGGATTTTAAACAATCGAACCCTGAAATGGCAAGGAATATAGAAGCAACTGGAAATATTGCTAACTTTTTTGCACTTGGTTATGGAAGTGGAGCAGGGGCAAAGGTAGCTAAGGAAGGCATTGGAGCAGTAGCCTCAAAGACTGGAAAAGCACTAGAAGCATCTGGTGTTAAGGCGGGCGCAGAAGCTGCTCAAAAATATGCACAGGAACTTGTGATGCCGATAGACAGTAAAGCAGCTCGCTTAGATCAAGTCGGTAGAACAACTGAAACGGGTATAGGGCCATTTAAGAAAAACGTTGTTGCTCCAACAGCAGCAGAGCAGAGATCAGCACAGGAAATTATGAAGATTGAGGGGGTTTCTCCATCCAATACCTATCAGCAAAATTACAATGCTATAAAGGAAGCAGTCAGACAAAAGGCCGATGATTTGATTACAGCTCTCAGCGCGAATGACTTCATCGTCTCAAAGAAAGAAGTGCTGTCACGACTCAATAAAGCAGCAGAGGGTCTTAAGAGTAGCCCGCTTATTGTGGGAGAAGCCGAAAAGATGGCAGAGAAACTGCTCGCTGGAGCAAAACGCTTTATTAATGAGAATAGTGGTACTGGATCAGGAATGCTCAAGGCTCGAAAGGCTTATGACGAATGGGTATTAAAACAGAAACCTAAAGCGTTCGATGCAAAAGCAGAAAACGCATTTAGCGTAGCTAACCGAGAAGTGAGAAATGCTATCAACAAGCTCTTAGACGAAAAAGCCCCAAATGTAGGGGTTAAGGAGTCATTCAGACAACAATCTTCTTTGTTGGATGCTTTGGATAATATCGCACCAAAAGCAGCTGAAGAGGCAAAGACTGCTGTTGGTCGAGCCTTACAAAATTTAGGAAGTAAAATAGGTTCAAAAAATAAAATAATACAGAGTATAGCAGCGGCCGGTATTGGATTGGGTGGAGGGACAATAGCTACGATGGCTCCAGGTGTCGCTATAGCAGGTGGCGCGGCCTACGGAGCTTATAAAGCTGGAAAAGCACTACTCAGCCCGGCACTACGAAAAGGACTCGGAAAAATATTACAAGAATCTGGGCACCTACTTAATCCAGAAGATCTGAAGGTGTTGGAAGAGATAGCAAAATAATCAATCGTCGAGATTATCAGGTACAAACTTCATATAAAGTAAGAAGATAACGCCACCAATGATTAATCCTACAATTAATGGAGTCATATTATTCGCTCGTTAATTTAATACAATTATCCTTAGCCTGTTGCGCTAATTTCTGAATGTATTCTGCTTGGCTAGTCGGCATGAAACAATGATCCTGTTTTCCAATATCGTGGCAGGTGTCGTTCCAAAGATTAAACTTATCACTGTCTGCCTGTTTGATACATTTAGCTCGTGATTCCATGCGTAAAGCTATTACCTGTTGTTCTTGATTCTTAGCCTCCATTTCTGCTCTATTCTTTTCTTCTTGAACTCTGATAGTTTCTGCACGAGATTGTGGAAGGGAAAACGCAAAATAATAGCCCACTGACAAAGCAATAATGACTATTCCAACAGATAAACTTAATTGTAGTTCTCTAAACATATTCAGAATATAACCCCAAAGCCTACTCTAAATCAATATTTTTGTCAACATCCATTGACGAATAAGGCATAATCTGCCATAATAGTATTAACTTAATAGCCCACACTTCAAAGGGGCATCTCTATCTCAGGGATGTCTCTTTTTGTACGCCTATGAGCATCGGACAAATCCTTTATCACCCTATCTACGGAAAACTCACAGTCTCAAAAAAGGCTTATTCTGCGGTTAAAAACGCTGTTGTTTGGTATGCTATCGACTCTCAAGGGGTAGAGCGAGAACTGGACGGTACTGAAACGACACAAGCACCGAAAGAAGAGGTGAAAACCGACGATGAATTTGAACTCAAAAGACTGTTAAAACTTTCTAAGACTTTAAACCTCGTTCAAGGCCCACAAGGAGAACCAGGGAAAGCAGGCAAAACCCCAATCCCAGGAATTGACTACTATTCCAAAGCCCAAGTGGAGCAGATGATCCGAGCATGGGTAGAGAAACTCATGCCTTCAATCTCTTCCGAAAAAGAGGCGGTGATTAAAGCTGTGGTGAGTCTCATCCCAGTTCCCGACAATGGCAAAGACGGCAAAGACGGAAAAACACCCGTTAAAGGCATTGATTATTTTACTAAAGCAGATACTGAGATTCTTGTTGAACGAGTGGTGAAGAAAGTCCTTGTTTTGGTCAAAGACGGGAAAGACGGGTTTACTCCTGCACACCGCTGGGAGGGTTCTAAGCTGCAATTTCAAAACCAAGACGGAACTTGGGGCGAAGCCGTTGATTTACGAGGGTTTACTGGACGGGACGCAGCCAATGGGGGAGGTATTCACAAAATTGATGATGCTACCGATGTTAACATCAAAAACCCTATTACCAATCAAACGCTGGTCTATAGTGCTGAAACCAAGAAATGGGTTAACACTTCCGTGGCCGCAGTTTCAGGATCAGGACATACAATTCAAGAAGAAGGAACACCCCTCACTGCTCGTTCTAATTTGAATTTTATCGGAGATGGGGTAACGGCTGCCGATGATCCAGGAAATGATGCGACGACGGTTACTATTACGGCCTCCAATTACACCGACGAAATGGCGCAGGATGCAGTCGGGAATAACGTGGGAACTGGTTTGGATTATGATGATACCACCGGGGCTATTTCAGTTGATAAGACCGAATTGTCTCTCGTCAAGGGCGATGTTGGGTTAGGAAACGTCGATAATACTTCGGATGCAAGTAAGCCTGTCTCAACCGCACAACAGACGGCTCTCGATTTAAAGGTAGATAAAAACGTCGCTATTGCCGGGGCAACGAAAACCAAGATTACTTACGATGCTAAGGGCTTAGTGACTTCAGGAGCCGACGCTACGACAGCCGATATTGCTGATTCAACGAACAAACGATATGTCACAGATGCTCAATTGACTGTTTTAGGAAACACTTCAGGGACAAACACAGGAGATCAGACGAATATTTCAGGCAACGCCGCTACGGTCACCACGAACGCCAATTTAACAGGTCCAGTTACTTCGGTCGGAAACGCAACGACGATTACCGATAAAGCAGTGACTTTAGTCAAAATGAACGATGTAGCCACCGCTTCGGTCTTTTATCGCAAGACGGCAGGTACTGGGGTTCCTGAAGTCCAGACTCTTGCTACGTTAAAAACGGATTTAGGTCTCACAGGCACGAACTCTGGCGACCAAGATTTATCTGGCCTCGTTCCCTACACAGGAGCGACAACGAATGTTGATTTAGGCGCACACGATTTAGCCTTGGAAGGCTCTGAGGCCTTTACCGCCATCTCCACTCCAGCCAATCCTGCCTCCGGAAAAGTAAATATCCATGCTGAATCCGCTCCATCAGGAGTGGCTCGTATGGTCATGCAGACATCAACGGGCGCAGTACTCGCTTTCTTTCGAGATGGCGTTTTAACTGTCCGGAATACCACTGGTTCCACAATCACAAAAGGCCAAGTGGTTTACATCAACGGATCGAACGGCACGACTCCCACAGTAGCTCTGGCGAAAGCTGATGCTTCAACGACAGCACTTTGTGTAGGGTTAGCCCTGGCTAACATCGCCAACAACGCCTACGGAACAGTAATGAACGAAGGTGAATTTTCTGGACTTGATACTTCTGGCTTTTCAGCTGGTGATGAGTTGTATCTGAGTGCTGCGACTGCTGGGGCCGTTACGAACGTTGCGCCTTCACTGAAAATACATCTGGGAACAGTTATTACTTCTTCTGCTTCAGGAAAGATTCAAATTTTCTTACAACATTTCGTTCCACCAGTCAAAGCCACGGGTGCTGAAATCGTTACCGGAACAGATGATGCAAAATTCGCTACGCCTAAAGCCCTCGCTGATGCGTACGTTGCTCTCGGTATCGCCCCCCCCAACCTCCTCAAAAACGGGAACTTCATTAACAACTCTACTAATGGATATGGTGGAACGCCTGATGATTGGACAAACTCAAATGCCAATCCCGTTCAGGGTGGAATACCAGCTCTGACGAAACAGAATTTAATCGATATTCTTGGTGTGGCAGATGGAGATATTGAAGCACTTTATCCTCTCAATGGATTTGTGAATACCGACGACTTTGCTGACCTTTCTTCTAATAACTATCCATTAGACTCAGCTACACATGTACCTGGAACATCTTTGGACGGATTAATGGGAACGGCTCTCGATTTTGAGTCTGGGTCTTCTCAATATGGTTCTGGGTCGGCTGCAAACGCGTGTATCACTGGTAGTCAGACGTGGTTTGCATTTATTAAACCAGAAACAGCTGCTAGCGGAGGCTGTTTTATGGGTAATTCAGCAACTACGACATATAAGGTATTTCAATTACCCGGTTCTGGTTGTGTAGAATTTAGTCTTGCTGGCTTAACAACAAACACAACAATAGATTCGGATGTTATCCTCACAACAGGTAAATGGAATTTTGTGTGTGGAGTGTATGATTCTGTAAATTCAAAACTTAAAGTATGGGTCAATGGTATCAAGAAAGAAGTCACGGCTAGTGGTTCAGCATCTGTAACCAATAGCACGTTTAATATTGGAAGAACTGGTGGAACATCAAATAACTACTTTGACGGTCTCATCCAAAACGCCTGTGTCCTCTCTGTCGCTCTCACTGACAACCAAGTAAAGAAACTCTTTGCTGAAACGCTGTACAAAGGGCAGAAAATTCGCCGTGCCACCACAAACGCTATCCAATACCAAGACCTGCCAATGGACTTAGTTGAAAGACTGCGTGGAAAAACTGTCGCTTTACGGGCTGATATGTACCAAGATACCGCTTCCACGGGACAGATTTCTCTCCTCGTTACTTTAGCTGACGGAACAACCAGCGAAACGATTATCTCTGCAACCGACGCAACGACTGGTTCATGGCTCACGAAATACGCCACAGGGACTATCGGAGCGACGGCAACGAATATCCGAATCCAACTCAAACACTCTACTTCAGACGGGAATACTTGGTTTAGACGAGTCTCTCTCTACGAAGGCTCTACTTCTCTCCCATACGACCACTCCAAAGATGACTGGTCACGGTTTCCGAGGTTGTTGAAGATGGATATACCAGCGGTTATAAGTGGGTATCAGTTTGAGGAGAATCGTAAGTTTAGTTGTACACCAACTCCGACTGGATTTTCATCTAATCCCGCAACTATTGAAGGCCGGTTTTCGATTAACGGGAAGTTGTGTGATTTCGACTATTCTAATTCAAATCAAACGTCTAATGCAACGACTTTCACTATCCCTCTCCCCGTTCTTGCTAGTGCGTCCATCGTATCAAGCGTTTTGAGTGCTGTCTTTGCTACAGACAACAGCGTTAACCTCACATCACCCGCGCGTTTTCTAATTTCAACAGCGGTTGCAAACAATATCATTACCGTTGGAAAAGATATGGCTGGGGCTGCGTGGACTGCCTCGGGAAACAAACGTGCAATTGGGAGTATTCGTTACGAAATCGACTAACTTAGAAGTTAAAGAGTATGAAAAAGAAGCTCAAACCAGGACTTATTAAATGGGAAGACAAGCAAAGGGCAACGTGGTTTCTTCTCGGTTCAATTATCCCGTTTATAGGATGGATTCTAAGTTAAAAAACTCCCCCTGGGTTCAGCAGGGGGTACCCAATCATAACACTGAACCTAGTAAAAGTGTATGACCGAAATATCAAATGAGATCGTCGAGGCTATCAGGCTCGCCGTCAAAGAAACCGTGAACGGGAAAATCGACAAGCTCCAACACATGATGAAGGAACACGCCGATGAGCATAAAATCAATGACGCGATCGTGCAGACCCACATGAAAGCGGATGAAGAGTATCAGAAACAAGACATTCTTCACCGTCAAGAAGACCTTGCTTTTAGAAAAAAACTCGAACCCGTCATTGTGGCTTGGGAAGACTACAACGCTTTTGGAAAGATTTCTCAGAAAGTATTTTCAGGTGCGGTCAAGTTTTTATTAGGCGTAACAGTTATTATCGGATCAGTTATCGGATTACGGGAATGGTTTAAAAAATAGTTGTAGGCCGATACTAGGCTTCAATGCTTGGTACTGGCTCACAACCAGTTATGAGGGCCTTTATAAGGAAGGGTAGACCCCTTCGCCCTCGCCAGTTCTTTCAAAACAAGGAGAGAAAATGAAGCGGATGTCGAATCCTGTTTTGCCTCGTCCACAAGAAGAACCAGTCATCAACTGGAAGCCATGCTGTATCTGCCACAAGCTTATCACTCGTGGGTATTACGGAGCCTGGGCCGAAGGTGGCACTTGTTCCAAGACCTGCGAACTCGCCAAGGAGCGTGAAAATGAAGTACTGCACGATATGCAACTGTGACATCGAGGACGGCAAGGAAGTCGGGATGGAGGAGAACAACCAGTACCTCTGTTCCGAGAAGTGCCGTGAGGATTTCAAATACAAAAAGAACAAGACCATGCGTCAGATGCCTCTTCCACTGGGCAAGCCATGTACTCCCTCGCACAAGTTCACCTCGCTGAAAACAAAATCAGCCTGAGGGACTTCCTCCGGGCGGCTTACATGAGTCGCTACGGGAAAGAACTACCTCCGCAGGCCTTGCGGGAAGACGAGCAGAAATTCGCTCGCCAAGAACTCTCCGATTATGTCGTACGTTTCCTTCGGGGAATCTATGGCACTCAATAACTTCATGCAACGTCATGGAGCTTTTCTAAGAACTACCTAAGGAGCTAGCGAAAGCGGTGAATTAGATGTTCTTAGAAGGGAAACCTTCAATGTATCCTCGACACGGGATTTCGGCTGTACTTTGCCTCGTCAGGGGCTGTGGCTCTACCACTTAAATCAGGCTCACGCTAGGTGCCGAGAAAAGCCTAGTATCTGTTCTTTAAAATCAGTGTGTCTAGTCAAGTCAAAGTTATGTCGAAATCAGAATTTCCCCTTAATGAGGATGGTTCAGTTAATGTTGAGTCAGAAGAATTTAGAAAGCGTGAAGCAGAGGTAATGGAAGCGAATGAGCTTCTTTTCACTCTAGATAGCGCTAGTGGGAAAGTCAGAAAAGAAGATAGAAGTTTTCTTCTTGGGAGAGTGCTCACTGTGATTGACGCAATTGGTCTCACACCAGAGCAACAAAAATCAGTGAAAGACCTAATCCATTCTGCCTTTGATGAATATAAACAAAGAGACTCTCGCTTATTCGCTGAAATGTTCAATCGGATATCAGAAGCGCTGAGTGCAGAAGATCGTATCGAAATGGTTGATAATCCGTGGGAGAAAAATCGCCTTCCAACGCTCGTACCGTCTCGATATGGGGACTGTGCCTGCACGGGTGAACACGTAGGAGAGTGTAAGTCGGCGGTAAATGTAATATAACAATCTAATCTAACAAAGATTAGGCACACTGATTTAAGAGAAGAGAAAGACCTTCCTTCCTGGGAAAGGCATTAATTCTTTAAAGAATATCCTATAGAACTCTATGACATTCCCGCCTTTATACGAGTCAAAATCAGACAAAGAGAAAACCGAAATCTCATTTTCAAATGTTTTTACGCTCTTTTGTTTGGGGCTACTCTACTTGCTTCTCTTATATCCGGCTGTTTATACGGCATTCATCATGCCTCCGGATTAGAAACGAGAGACTGGAAAGCGAAGCAAGAGGAAGCAAAACAAGTGTACCAACCTCAACCCAGAAAGAACCTCCAGAAAGTGAGCAATGAGGAATACCACCTCTATCTGTTAGACAAAGGCGCCACCATAATCGATGACACGTATGAAAAAAAGTAAGTTCATCACTGTTTACTGGCACGATCACGCTAGCGATAGCGCCTGGCAATCGTTAGACGACATTAAAAAATGGGTAGCGGAAACAAAAAAGAAACCATGCGTCACAAGGGGAGAGGTGGTGTATGAGGATAAAGACGTCATCGTTTTGACAGACGGCAACGACGGGGGAGAGAACTACTCCAATACCTCTCTTATCTTTAAAAAGCTGATTGTAAAGAAATGAACAAGCTCGTTGTGATAGACATCGAAACTTCTCCGGCCGAAGGTTACTTTTGGAGCAAGCCCTGGGAGACTTCCATTATTAAAATCACCAAGCAACCCACCATTCTCTGTTTCGCCTATCAATGGCTCGGAGAGAAAACAAAAGTCGTCGCCCAGCCGGATTTCAAAAAGTACAAGAAAGGAAAGCTAGACGATTACGAAGTGGTGAAAGCCTTACGAGACATTCTCGATAAAGCGGATATCGTTATCGGTCAGAACTCGGATAATTTCGACCTCAAGTGGTTCAACACTCGCTGTATCACACATAAATTCCCGCCGCCTAGCCCGTTTAAGACCGTCGACACCCTCAAGGTTTCTAAACGATATTTCCTCTGGCTGACGAACAAATTAGACTTCGTTTCCCAGCAGTTAGGTCACGGGGGCAAAGTCGAACATGAGGGCTTCCCGCTCTGGGAGAAGTGCATGTCAGGGGACAAGAAAGCCTGGGAGAAAATGAAGAAATACAACAAACACGACGTGGATATTACCGCCAACCTCTATGAAGAATATCTCGCCTGGATCACCCAGAAGAAAGTCGTATTTGAAGGGAATAAGTGCCCTCACTGCGCAGGAGTCCCGCTGAAAAAAGGCATCAGAGCTTTAGCTGACGGCACCCACTACCAATCCTATCAGTGTCGGGACTGTGGGAAGTGGTTTCACGGCAATAAGGTAATCCAAAAATTATGACCATAGACGAAACTTTAAAAGAGCGATTCAACAGGTACGGAGATTTTAAAACTCACGCTCTTATCACTCAAAACATCAAAAGTGCTATGAAAGATTCGCCTCGCTGGAACGACCTTCCTCCAGAAATGAAAGAAGCTTTGGAGATGATTGCGCATAAAATTGGAAGAATTTTGAACGGAGATCCATTTTACAAAGACTCATGGCACGACATCATCGGTTACACGCAACTAATTGATAAAGATTTAACAGAATAAATATGGTCATAAAAAACATCATCGCAAAACTGCCTTTCGTCGCCTCCAACGGGACAATGAAAAAAGACAAAATCTCCAAACTTGTTATCCACCATACAGGCGTCAAAACACCACTCTTCTACGATACTTTAAAAATGATCCAAAAGGACGCCGCCTATCATGTGTCTAAAGACTGGAATCACCTGAGCTACCATTATATTTGCGATAACGTCGGAGATATCTTCCAATGTCTCCCAGAAACCGAAGTGGGATATCACGCTGGGAATCTTCCAGTCAATAAATCTTCTATCGCTCTTTGCGTACAAGGGGACTACAATCAGCAGACGTTAAATGCGAAACAGAAAAAAGCGCTCAAAGAATTTACGGATTATATCTTTACCAAACGCCCCGATCTTCCCAACCTCATTCACAGCGGATTAGTCGGCCACCGAGAAGTGAGGCTTTCCCCAACTTCTTGTCCAGGGAATAATTTATTTAATTTTATTAAAACTATATAATATGTCAGAACAACTAAAACACCGAGTCTTATCATTAGCCTGGAGAACTGGAATGATGATCTCAGTTGTGGCCCTAAGTTTCGTCGTCGATAACGCTACAGAATTGCAAATCCCTCCTTATGCAGTCGTCTTTATAGGCCTAATTGCTGGAGAGATTTCTAAGTATCTGAATAGCCAATCGATTACTCCTAATAGTGTGTAAGTATTGACAGAACCTTTACAGACTGTTAGTATGCTATACAATCAAATTTAGAAGCAAAAAAGACCCTTTCAAAATCAATGGGTGCCCCGGGTGAGATTCGAACTCACGATCTGCTACTTACGAAGGTGCTGCATGATCCGCTATGCTGCCGGGGCCTCCACTGACCTAGAAATAGGTCTTTTTTATTTGCCAACAAAAAAAGTACCGAGTCCTGGCGCAGGCGCACTATCCCTTTCGGGGAATACGCTTGTGGCGCATGGTACTATTAGAAGTTCCTGCGCCAAGACTTGATACTCTTTGTATCAGATAGTGCCTTAATATAAGGGGTACCAGCCCTATTTGTTAATGTACTTATTCTACCTGAAATTTCAGAAAAGTCAAGGTTAAGTTATCCACCGACTACGCACTTGCGGTACAGAAAGGGAAGGTGTAAGTTTAGGAAACAAAAGGAAAGGAGACCCGAAACTCTATTGAGACGGGTCTTTTTATTTGACACTTTACCCAAGTGTATGCTAAATCAACTCGTTACACCCCCGACGGCAATCATACCCCTTTTCAGGAGTATGGATCACGTTGAGAAGTATTTAGCATGGAAAGAAAGCTACGCTCCAAGAGCCGCCTTTTGCTACAAGGTATGGCTAGAGCGTTTTTATGCGTTCCACCAGAAGGAAACCGAGGACTTGGGCTATGAAGACGCTACGAACTATCTAAACGCTTGCAAGGTCAAATATAAGGTCAAAACGAGGCAGTACATCGTCTCCGTCTTAAAGGATTATTTCAACTGGTTAAGAAAAACGAAGATTAAAGATATCCCTTTTGAATTGATAAAGTACCCCAGAGGGGAAGCGGATCACCACAAGCCCATAAGACCAGAGCAGTTTGAGAAGATTTTAAAGCAGATAGATAAAGGAACAAGAATGGGAAAACGAGACTATGCTATTCTCACTCTCTTTTGGGATACGGGACTAAGACTAGGAGAACTTCGGAAACTTTTAATTGAAGATATGGATTTTACCTCTCAAAGTGCCGTGATTGTCTCCGAGAAAAACGGCGGGAAACTGAGAAGAATCTTTTGGAGTGACCGAACGAACAAAGCTCTGATCAAAGTCATTAAGGATAGGGGGAGGGGGTATATTTTTTTAAACTACTTAGGTTGTATCATCGACCCTCGGACTATTCAGAGAATCGTCAAACACTACGCTAATAAAGCAGAGATCGAACTAACTCCTCACTGTTTGAGAACCTCTTGGGCGACTGAAAGATATAGAAGCGGAATTGACATGCGGGCTATCCAATGGGGACTGGGACACGCTAACTTAAAAACTACCCAAATCTACATCCAGCCAGAAGACTTTGAAATGGAACAGAAGTTGAAGGGTGCTTTACATTGACAGGATATTACATTTTGTGCTAGTATCTTTTTACAGGACAAATAATGTAAACACCTATGCCAGTATCGAAATACCAAAAGGAGAAGATCATGGAGACGAAGCGCAAGTCGCTGGAAATGTACAAGGCCGGACTGACGGTTCGAGAGATCGGGAAAGTTATTGGCAAAAGCCATACCTGGGTCTGGAGCGCCGTGAGGGAACTAGAATCTCTTACAGAACTTGACAAGAAGAAAAAAGAGGAGTAA